GTGATGTCATCCGAGACTGCGGCGAGATCGCTCCGAGTTTGCAAGCCCGTATGGGAACCGGCGGCAACCAAGTGCCGCTTACATACCAAGATGTGACAGGTACGCTTTCGCCCGGTGCTCATTCTGGGAGCTATAACGGGCAAGACGCATACAACGATATGCTGGTGTGCGGGGCAACACCGGAGGTGGCACACGCACTGCGGGCAAAGGCTTCCTGCGCATACCGGGAGGACGCGGAGACATACCCGGTGCAGAACATGGTGGTGCGACGCCTGACCCCGATGGAGTGCGAACGGCTGCAGGGCTACCCGGACGGATGGACAGACATCGGCGAGTGGATGGACAGCAAGGGCAAGCGCCACAAGGATGCGGACAGCCCCCGGTACAAGGCACTGGGCAATTCCATCGCATTGCCGTTCTGGGACTTCCTGGCAAAGCGTATCAGCGCGCAATATCTTCGCCCTGTTACGATGGGCAGCCTGTTTGACGGCATCGGCGGCTTTCCGCTGGTGTTTGAGCTGCACAACGGCAAGGGCGCGGCACGCTGGGCAAGCGAAATTGAGGAATTTCCTATCGCCGTGACGAAACTGAGATTTGGGGAGGATTGACATGACCACATTACGCATGATTCCCGGCATTACATACACCCGGAAAAACCTTGAAGCACTCACCGGTATGCCGGACAGAGAGAACCGCCGGATGATACGGGAGCAGAGGCGGCAGGGTGTGCCTATCGTTGCCATGAAAGACGGCGGCTACAAGCTGGCGGAAACGGAGGAAGAAAAGCAAGCCTTACTTTCCATGTACCGCAAGCGGGCATTGGACGAGCTGGGGACATACCGACGCCTTGAAAAGGCCATGCAGGTTGACGGGCAGATGGAGATGGGAGACGGAAATGGCTGAACTGCACTTTACCATACCCCTGCCACCTGTGACGAAGAAAAACAGCCAGCGCATTATGCACAGCAGCAAGACAGGGAAATCGTTTATCATGCCGTCGCAGAAGTACATCGACTACGAGGCAAAAGCTGTGTGGTACTGCAAAAACGCAGGTCTGCATGAGCCGATCGATTATCCAGTGGAGGTTAAATGCCTGTTTTATATGCCCACCAAGCGGCGAGTGGATTTAACCAATCTGCTGGAAGCTGTTGACGATGTGATGGTCAAGGCGCGTGTGCTGCTGGACGATCACTGCGGCATTATCGTCAGTCATGACGAAAGCCGGGTGCTGTACGACAAGGAGACCCCACGGACGGAGGTGAGCATAACCGCCTATGAATGATTTTGACTATGACATCGTGCAGAAAAAGCGTGTTGCAAGAGGTGCGTTTGCCCATGTAAACCGTAAGCGTGGGAAATGCAGATTGCCCAGTGACTATCTCACTGCGGCGCAGAAAAAGGAGATGAACGGAGCGGTGAAAACTTACAACATCACGCGGCCTATGCCGTTGGATGAATTCAAGGGAATGCCGGACGATCTGCAGCGAGAATACCTGCGGAATATGCAGAGTTGTGGAGCGGCAGCTACATACCTTGCAGACGAGAAGGGCTGTTCCAGCGCCACCATCAGAGAATATGGAGAAAAGCTGGGCGTGCCGTTTGTGCGAGGTGGTCGGAACCTTGACTTGTGGCAAAAGAAACTATCGGAGTGGCACACAGCCGAAGTGACGGCAGCAGAAACGCCGGAGAAGCAGACCGACGAAATTGCCCCACCCGCAAGGGGTGCAGAGCTGCTGCACGCACGGCTCACTATCCGGGGAGACCGGGAAAGCGTTTTGCAAAATCTACGCCTGCTTATGCCGAATGAATGTGAAGTCACGGTTGAGTGGTGAGAGGAGGAGAAAACTTGTGAAGGAGCATATTACCACTGGAGGGAAAACGCTTTGCTGGACTTGTAGAAAAGCGTATGGAAAATGCTCATGGACAGAAGTAGACTACACAAAAAAGGGCTGGCCTATACGCTTTGAGCCGGTAAAGGGATGGAATGCAATTCCGACCAAAAACGAAAAATACACATCGTTTTTGGTGGTAAGTTGCCCAAAGTACGATCCTGATGATAGAAAGGAGGATACACATGACGGCAGATTTTGCGGGTATGGGGAAGCGCCTGCGGGAGGCGAGGGAGAAGGAACTTATGTCGCAGAATGATTTGGCTTTGGAATCTGGTGTAGCACCATCGACAATCAGCTATATTGAGTGTGGACACAGCACCGCATCGGTGTGGGTGCTGGCACATATCTGTGATGCGCTTGGGGTATCTATGCAATGGATGGTATACGGGAGAGGAAGAAAATGAGCAGAAAGAGCATATTTACAGTTGCCGGAGGTGCGGCCCTTGGTCTGCTGTTTGCCGCCGGGATATTGTGGGTGGAGCTACTTGCCGCAGAAGCGGAATATGTGGAGGAGCAAGAACCCGTTTCCCCGCCGGTGGCGGAAGTAATCCGCCAAGAAACGCCGCAGGAAGCCGCCTACACGAACGAAAGCACCATGACCGTGACAGCATACTGCCCATGCGAAAAATGCTGTGGAGCGTATTCAAACGGCTATACAGCCACAGGAGCGAAAGCCACACAGGGCGTGACCATCGCAACGGACCCGGATGTTATCCCGATGGGTACGGAGGTTGAGATTGATGGGCATATCTACATAGCGCAGGATGTGGGAGGAGCAATCAGCGGAAACCGCATTGACCTGTACTTTGATAGCCACGAGGACGCCCTGCAGTGGGGTGTCCAGGAAAAGATCGTGAGGTGGAGCGAATGAATCAAATCGCGCTGAACGTAGACTGCATGGAGTATATGCAGGCGCTACCGGATAAAGCATTTGATCTTGCCATTGTTGACCCACCGTATGGAATTAGCATTCATGATAGTGGCCGATTGAAAAAATACAATGCCACTGAAACAAGATGGGACGATGCGACTCCAGGTGATGTGTATTTTAGCGAATTAAAAAGATGCAGCAAAAACCAAATAATATGGGGGGGAAATTATTACGATCTTCCGCCTTGTAGGGGATTTGTTATTTGGGACAAAAAGCAGCCGGAAGATATTTCTTTTGCATCTTGCGAATTTGCATGGACTTCTTTCGATACATCTGCGAGAACTTTTTATTACTCGCCGTTGCAAGAAAAGGGGCAAAGAATTCATCCAACGCAAAAGCCCGTGGCATTGTACGAGTGGTTACTGATGAAGTACGCCAAAGAAGGCTGGCGCATACTGGATACACACTTGGGCAGTGGAAGCAGCAGGATAGCGGCCTACAACCTCGGCTTTGAGTTTGTGGGGTGCGAGATCGAACCGACATATTTCCAACTGCAAGAACAGCGGTTTGCGGAACATACGGCGCAAGAAAGGATGTGGTAGGAGTGAAAAGCCCCTGTGTGAAGGATTGCCCGGACAGGCTCCCATGCGGGGCCTGCCGGAAGAGCTGCGAGGCGTTCCGGGCGTATGAGGCCCAGCGGCTGGAGGAAAAGCCCTGGGTGGATCAAGCCAACACCGCCGCCCGGGAGCGCTATGTGCGGCATAGCGCAAGGTTTGCAAAGGCCGGGAAAAGACATATGAGATAGGAGGTTGACAATATGGATGCTGTGAAGTTTATTGAGGAGCGGAACAGAATGTGCGGCACCATGAGTGAGGTGTGGGGCGTTGATGCGGCGCAAATTGTGAAGAACACCGAGGAATGGTCTGCTGCACACCCGCGTAAGACCAGACAGAGCGTGTTTCTGGAGCAATACCCGGAGGCGAGAATTGGAAATCATGGCGTGCTGCTGGTATGCCCCTGCCCAATTTCTGCATCGCACAGGAACGCAGGTGGCGGCTGCGCAACCATTGGTCGCAGATGCGACGACTGTCGTAAAGAATATTGGATGCAGGAGGTGGAGTGATGGAACGACTGACGAAGCGCGACACCGATGGACAGGCAATGATGGACTGCCAGAAGTGCGAAGCGGATTGGATGGGTAAGCATGGTAAGCCGATGGCTGACTGCACTGCACTGTATTGCCGCAATCGTTTGTTAGACCGGCTGGTGAAATACGAGGACACGTGGATGGAACCAGAGGAAATCACGGCAATGCAGCACACATTGGATGAGTACCACAAGGTAGCTGACCCATTGCTAAGGGCACAGGCTGACGGGCGGTTGGTGGTGCTGCCATTTACCAGTGGGCGCACTTTGCTATCCAAGGACATTGACAGTCCGCGACTTATGAAGGATGTAGAGCTTGCAATTAGCTATTGTAGCAGTTGCGGAATTGTGTTTCACATGGGTTACAATGTGTTCTGCGATCTGGTGAAACATGGGAGAATTACTGCGGTAAGCGAGGAGGCGGAGAAAGCATTGGAGGCGATGAATAATGGCTGAATATCATGTTGGATGCGGCGCATTTGGGATTTACGCGGGTACACTAAACAGTAAGAACAAGAACCTATGGCAGAACAAAACGGAGTGCACCGATGAAGCCTTATGTGCTGTGCGCGACTATTTAATACAGGAATGTCTTGGTGGTCTGCACGGTGACAAGTCCTCTGGCGGCTATGAGTGGACGTTAAAAGACGGGAGAGTTGCCAAACTGCTTGTGGCGATTGAGAACGGAGGTGACAACGATGCCTGATTGTAAGGCGTGTGGAAAGTGGTTTGCTACAATGGAGCAGTGCGAGTTGTGCCCGACTTGCGAAAGAGCGTTAGAACGACTGCGCAACTACGCTGCCCCGGTGGTGCACGGGCGGTGGGAATACATCCAGCAAACGCTTAACACGCTCAGTCAGCTTAGGTGTTCGTTTTGTGGGTGGTGGTCTCTTGACCCGTCTATTGATGGTGCCTACAACTACTGCCCCAACTGCGGGGCAAAGATGGACGGAGGTGACGGCGATGCGGCTGATTGACGTTGATGAAGCATTGAGACTGTTTGACGAAGAATACAAGGAAACGAACGAATTGATACACAACGGTGAAACTCATCTTGATAATCTTGCCGAGGGATTTGCAGAAGCATATCACATAATCAAGTATGATCTTCCAACCGTTGACGCTGTGGAAGTGGTGCGGTGCAAGGACTGCAAGTACAGTTGCAAAGATGGAAATGGACGTTCCTGCGAAGGCTATTGGTATGAGCTGAGCGAGTACGATGTCACAGTAAAGGACGATGACTTTTGCAGCTACGGAGAAGGGAAGGACTATGATTAAAGACAGCGGAGAAAGAACAAAGTTTCCAAGCGGAGCACTCCGGGATATGCACACGGGCAAGGGACGGATGGATTTGCTCCCTTGGTTGGCTATCATGGAAGTGTCGAAGCACTGCGAGGCGGGTGCTTTGAAATACGGGGAGCATAATGTCGATAAAGGAATCCCAACCCACAGTCTGTTAGATTCCGCCATTCGCCACGCAGCAAAATATTTGGCGGGCTATGTAGATGAGCCGCACCTTGTAGCTGCGGCGTGGAACCTACTGTGGGCGATCGAGATGGAGATTGTCCATCCTGAATGCGTGGACACTCCGTGGAGGGCAGCCGATGGCGAATAAAGACGCAATGCTGGAAGCCTTGGAGGAAATCGAGAACGGTATGTGCCGCATTAAGGAGCGACGGAGCATTTGGCAGAATAGCCTTGTATATGCACTCTGCCAAGCTGTGCGGCTGCTTCTGATGGACAAGATCAAGGAGGGACGGAAATGAGAATTGACGGCAAAACCCTGCCCAACAACCCCATGAAAGCGTACCAGCAGGGAAAGCTGATAGGGACAAAGCAGAATATGGATTTGGTATCCGAAGTGCTGCTTACAAAGTTTGGATTCCATGTGCTGGAGGAAACGCCGGACAGTCACGACACCATGAGCATTGAGTATCTGCAAAAGTGCCTTGTGAAGCTGGTGAATGCAAAGAACAGCGGCTATGTGACCAAGAAAGACATTGCGGACGCTCTGCGGAGCGACTACAAACTAATCAACAACGCAGAGTGAGGAGGCGGGCATGAGCCGAAAACAAACACTGCCGTATGATGTGCGGCTTGAGTGCATCGCCTATGTCAGAGGTTATCCACGGAGAGTACAGGCATACAACGATGCACGGAGCGAGATACTGAGCGGCGGAAGCAGTGCAACGGAGGGAATGCCCCACTCTCCAGGCATTGGTAGGCCGTCCGAAAGCAAGGCGGAGCAGCTTGCCGCCATAGAAAACTGGCCGGAAACCAAGAAAATGCGGGCAGTGGAATACGCCATAGATCGATGTGGGCGGGATTTGGAGAGTGAGAGCGTCCGAAAGCAGCTTACACAGGGGATCATGCGCAACTGTCAGGGCAAGCACAAGTATTCTCGAAGTAGGATCATCGTGCCGGGGATAAGCGAGCGGACATTCAGCAGGAGAAAAGAGCAGTTTTTGCTTGACATAGCCATATATTGTGGTTTTGCAGAGAAAGTTGGCACAAATTCCACCTAATGATGTGCTACAATAGGTACAGTGGATGATAAGGCATAGCCATCCACCCGTCTTTCCACTCAACCCGTTTCCTCCATCTTATGCGCCGCCGGTATTGGGCGCACCTTCTGGCACCGAAAGGTCATACCGGCACAAACAGCCTGTAGGGAAACCTGCGGGCTGTTGTTATATGCCGTGCGCTCGTTGCACCCCAAGATCAGGGGCGGGAGGTCGCACCTCCCACACGGCACAAATATATGCGGGCGGAAGCTGGGAGGAATCAGCTCCGATAGTAAAATTTCGGGTTCGCAGGTTCGAATCCTGTCGCCTGCACAAGATGCCGGGTAGCACCCGGACAATGTGAGACCGTTCGTCGTGGCTTACATGAAAATGAAAATGCTCGCTGAAAACTGCGCGTGAGGATGCGTCCTCCTTGCCATGACCGAACAGCGGCGCTTGAGATGCTTGCGGGGCCTCAAGCGGGCATGAGCGTGTGACAATCTAAGCGGGAAGACGGCCAATATGCGGCATAGGTGCCCCGTAAGGGGAGACCACAGCGAGTGACGGGGACTTTCCCTGAAGCGCTAAAGCAGGGCAGGACTGCAATGCCGCACCAAAAGCGGAGAGCCGCTGCCGTGGGCAAATGGCATAGCGCCTGCCCGGAAGTGCGGCTATACCGCTCAGAAGTGAGCTGTGGAAAAGACATTGCCACCTGCTGGCAAACTGTGTAACCCATGTTTGAGAGCTTCCAGAAGGCCGCATGGGAGGGGAAAGACTGTTACTGTAGCCAAGGGGTGGGGGCTGGTGACAAAATTGATTTGGGGTGGTGACAATGGCTGCGCGTCTTACAGACCGGCAGAAAAAGAAAATACTGGCGGACTATGTGCAGACGAACAATTATTGCGCCACAGCGAAAATCAACGGCGTGTCCGCAACGACGGTCAAGAACCTTGTGCGGGCAAATGCTGACATTGTGGAAAAGTGCGAACAAAAAAAGGAAGAGAACACCGCCGATGTGATGGAGTACATGAACGACCACAAAGACCTTGTGTGTTCGTTCATCGGCAAGGGGCTTGAAATGCTTAACGACCCGGAGAAGCTGGCGGCGGCGAATCTCAGCCAAATCACAACGGCAATGGGAACGCTGATTGACAAGTGGGCGATGATCGGCGGAAGCCCTGCCGACACGGTAAGGGAAGATGCGCTTAGTCAGAGCCTAAAGGAAATGGCAAAGGAGCTTGAGAGCGATGAATAGGTATATTAGAGTTCGTGACTTCAATGGGAATGAGCAGTTGATAGCTATGAACAGCGTGAGAGCGGTTCACAGAGTTGATAGAGAGGAAAGAGCGGACATTGTTGAGGACTATAACGGGAGAATGTACGAGTGTTTGCACGATCTAATTCAATACCCGTCGGTTAAAGACTGCATTGTAGAGCTATGATTAGCCAAAAGCAAGCAAAAATCCTTGCTTTCCCCTATTCCAAGTACGACGCGCTTATCTGCGACGGCGCCGTGCGTTCCGGCAAGACCTCCATCATGATGTGGGCGTTCGTCCGCTGGGCGATGGAAAATTTCAGCGGTCAGCGCTTCGGCGTGTGTGGCCGCACGGTGGATAGCTGCACCAAGAACATCATCGTGCCGTTCACGGCGATGAGCCTTGCAAAGGAACGCTATATCATTCGCTGGCGGCGCGGCGACAAGGTGATGGAAGTGCGGCGCGGCGCCGTGACGAATTACTTCGAGGTGTTCGGCGGCAAGGACGAGGCCAGCTATACGCTGATCCAAGGCCGCACGCTGGCGGGGGTGCTGCTGGACGAGGTGGTGCTGATGCCGCGTTCGTTCGTGGAACAGGCATTGACCCGCTGCTCGGTAGATGGTGCAAAGCTGTGGTTTTCCTGCAACCCGGGAAGCCCACAGCATTGGTTTTATACAGAGTGGATACAGAGGAACAAAGAGCGGAACGCGCTGTATCTGCATTTTGAAATGACGGACAACCCCGGTCTGTCGCAGAAAACGCTGGAGCGGTATCAGTCGATGTTTACGGGCGTGTTTTATGATCGTTACATCCGTGGACTGTGGGTGCTGGCCGAGGGGCTGATCTATCCCATGTTTGACGAGAGCTGCATTGTGGACGAGCTGCCGGAAAAGGGCGAATACTATGTGTCCTGCGACTATGGCACACTTAACCCGTTTTCTGCAGGACTTTGGTGCTGGGACGGCAAGGCGGCCACGCGCATCCGCGAGTATTACTATTCCGGGCGCGAGAACCAGAAGAACAAGACGGACGAGGAATACGCCGACGAAATTAAAAAGCTTATCGGCGAGGCGGACGTCAAAAGCATTATCGTTGACCCGTCTGCAGCCTCGTTTATCGAGGTTTTGCGGCGGCGGGGCTATATGGTGCGAAAGGCCAACAACGACGTAAACAACGGCATTATGACTACGGCGCGGTTTTTGCAGGACGGCGTAATCAAGATACACCGAGGTTGCAAAGACTGCATCCGCGAGTTTGGGCTGTATCGGTGGGACGAAAAATCCGCCGATGACAGGCCAATCAAGGAAAACGACCACGCAATGGACGAAACGCGCTATTTTGCCTATACGATTTTGAAAAATAAGGCGTATAAGCGCGATTATGTCCCCATTTGGAGCAGATAGGAGTGAGAGGCTATCAAAACTTACAATGACCTTGTTGCGGTCGGAGAAAGTGACCAGGCGCGGATTGGGTTTATTCGCGGAGCAATCAACGAGCATCGAAGCTCACACGCATACAAGACGGCGGCGGATGCTGAGGAATATTACAATGGCCTGAATCCGACCATTAACCGCTATGAAAAGATCATCTACGATATGCAGGGCCGTGCCCACACGGATATGTGGACGGCAAACCATAAGCTGGCCAGCCGTTTCTTCGGCCTGGCGGTGGATCAGGAAGTTTCATATCTGCTGGGCAACGGCGTAACCTTTGCGGAGAAGGAAACGCCGAACAAGCTATGCCCGGACTTTGACCAGGAAGTCATGGATGCGGCGCGGGCGGCGAAAATCGCAGGCGTATCCTTCGGCTTTTGGGATCTGACGCATCTTCGGGTGTTCTCCCTGCTTGAGTTCGTCCCCCTCTATGATGAAGAGGACGGCGCGATGAAAGCCGGTATCCGGTTCTGGCAGGTGGCACAGGATAAGCCTATGAGAGCGACGCTGTATGAGAGCGACGGCTTTACCGAGTATTTCCAGCCTAGCGGCGAGGATATGGCCGTCATGCAGCCAAAGCGCAGCTATAAGCTGATCGAGCGCAAGGCGGAAGTCGGCGAAACAGAGATTTACGACGGCGGGAATTATCCGAGTTTCCCCATCGTCCCGCTGAAAAACAACAAGCGGTGTCTCTCCGAAATCGTCGGCAAGCGCAACACCATTGACGCGCTGGATCTGGTGTCCTCGAACATGGTTAACAATGTGGATGAGGGCAACCTGATTTATTGGGTGCTGTCTAACTGCAACGGCATGGACGACCTCGACGATGCAAAGTTTGTGGAGCGCTTGAAAACCACGCATGTTGCCCACGCCAACGGCGATGATGGCGCAAAGGTGGAGAGCAAGACCATCGAGGCCCCGTATGAGGGCACGAGCAGCACCATTGATATGCTCAAGAAGAAGCTATACGAGGATTTTCAGTGCTTTGACGCTGCGGCGGTATCTGCCGGGAACCAGACGGCGACCGCGATCAAGGCCAGCTATGTGCCGCTGGATCTGAAAACGGACAAGTTTGAATCCGAGGTCACGCGGTTTATTGTGGAAATTTTGCGTTTGGCAGGCATTGAGGATCAGCCAAGCTACACGCGCAATCAGATCATCAACAAGAGCGAGGAAACGCAGAACATTCTTCTGGGTGCGGCGTATTACGATGACGAATACATCACGAAGAAGCTGCTGACCATCAACGGCGACATTGACCAGTACGAGGACATGGCAAAGCGGAAGGCTGCAGAAGAGATTGACCGGAGCTTTGCGGAACCGGATGCGCCGGAGGTGAACGGCGATGGCGAACAGTGACCTCGGACACAAGCTGACCGATAAGGAGCTTGCGAAGCTGGAGCGGCGTATTGCAACGCTATACCGCGAGGCGGGGGAAGAACTGCGAGCTACCATCGACGCATATTTTGAGCAATTCAAAAAGCGCGACGAGGAAATGAAGGCGCTGATCGGCACCGTGCAGAACGGAAAGGAATGGACGGAGGCCGACTATAAGCAATGGCGGTTCAACCAGATCGGGCGTGGGAAACGCTATCAGGCTATGCGGGACAAGGTGGCACACCGTGTTACCGATGCAAACGCCGTGGCGGTGTCTTACACCAATGACGCAACGCCCGGTATCTACTCCCTTAACCGCAACTATGCGGCGTACACCATCGAACAGGTTGCGGGCAACGTCGGATTTGACTTGTGGGACGAGCAGACGGTGAAACGCCTAATCGTAGAGCAGCCGGGGCTGATGCCGTACTATCCAAAGGATAGAGCACTGAAACGCGGGATTGATCTCGCATACGGCAAGAAGCAAATTACGGCAAGCGTCACCAGCTCCATCTTGCAGGGAAAGAGCATCAAGCACATGGCGGATGATCTGCAAAAGCGCATTACCACCATGAGTCGCGATTCCGCCATCCGCACCGCCCGCACAGCCGTGACCGGCGCGCAGAACGCCGGACGCATGGACAGCTATGCGGCAGCGGAAAAGATGGGCATTAAGCTCAAAAAAGAATGGTTGGCTACGCTGGACGCGCGTACACGCCACTCTCATGCCATGCTTGACGGCGAACAAGTGGCGCAGGACAAGAAGTTTTCTAACGGTTGCCGCTTTCCCGGCGACCCACAAGGACCACCGTGGGAGATATATAACTGCCGCTGTACGCTGATTGCCGCCGTGGATGGGGTAGATACATCAGACGGGCTGCGTAGGACACGCGACGGGCTTATATCTGACATGACATATGCGCAGTGGGAAGCGTCAAAGCGAGGATATGATGGGAAACAACTGTCAGCGTACCATAACGGGAATAAAAACACGGCCAAAGACGTAACGAAAAAATACATTGAAAATGCCACGCCACGCATGGGCAAAGTGCGATATGAGAACGGATATCGCATAAAAGACCACAAAACAGAAATAGAGGTTGCAGACCAGCTCAGAGAGCAATTAGGTGGGAAGATCGTACTGCTGAAAGAAGCAAATACACAGGGGGCAAAAACACCGGATTATCTGTGGCGCGGAAAACAATGGGAACTTAAAAGCATATCAACCGCAAAAGCCGCAGATTCCGCAGTACGAAGTGCTATAAAACAAATTAAAAGCAATCCCGGAGGAATTATATTGCAGTGCGGCAATGGCATTGACGAAAATGAATTGAAAAGAACTGTGGACATGAGAGCACGCAGAAAGCAAGATTTTGACTTTGACATAATTGCAATCAATGGTTCGGGGGAATTGCTGTTTGCGAGAAGATACAAAAAATGAGCCGCCCCCCCGCCAATGGGCAGAGGTTCGGCTCGAAAAACGGAAACATAAGTTTCCTTACTGTCAGTATATGCAATCCCCGTAAAAAAGTCAAGAGGTATTTTGTGATGAGCGTTGAAATCACCGACAACAGCAAAGAAGTCTCTGCCGCCATCAAAGCGGCGCTGCTGCGCGGGCTTGAAAAATGCGGGCTGGTGGCAGAGGGATATGCGAAAAAGCTGTGCCCCGTGGATACCGGCAATCTGCGCAACAGCATTACCCATGTGGTAGACGAGCAGGAACCGGCGGCAATCATCGGAACGGACAACGAGTATGCCGCTTATGTTGAGCTTGGCACCGGCATTTACGCCGAGGGCGGCGGCGGACGGCCTACACCGTGGGTGTATCAGGACGCAAAGGGAAATTGGCATTACACGCGTGGCGACAAGGCACAGCCGTTTTTGAAACCTGCTGCCGCCGACCATGCCATCCAATACCGGAAGATATTGGAGGACGAACTAAAATAGGAACTAATTGCTTACAAATTGTATGCAGTTGGCTCTTTTTGTTAATTACCGCAAAGGACAGCGGTTTTTATAAAACTATCGTTTCCGAAGGAACGGAACCGAAGAAAAGGAGATAGTGTCATGGCACTTACACGAAAACTTTTGAAGGGTATGGGGCTTACCGATGAGCAGGTTGATACCATCATCGAGGCGCATACCGACACCGTGGACGGCCTAAAGGCGGATGTGACCCGCTACAAGGCCGATGCGGAGAAGCTGCCCGGCGTTCAGAAGCAGTTGGACGACCTCAAGGCAGCGGGTGACGGCGGTTACAAGGAGAAGTACGAGAAGGAACACTCGGCCTTTGAAGCCTTTAAGACCGACATCACGGCAAAGGAAAGCAAGGCGGCAAAGGAAAAGGCCGTGCGTGCTTACTTTGAGAGCAAAAACATCACCGGCGCGAATTTGGACCTTGCGATGCGCGGCTGTGGCGAAGAAATGGCCGCATTGGAGATGGACGGTGACAAGATCAAGGACACCAAGAGCCTTGATGCACTCGTAGACGGCACCTACAAGGGGCTTGTCTCCACCACACAGACGCACGGAGCGAATCCCGCCAACCCCCCGGCAAACACCGGCGGCGCAAAATCCCGAGAGGACATCTACAAGAAGGACGATAAAGGCCGCTATGTGATGTCTACGGCGGAGCGCCAGAAAGCGCTTGCCGATCTGATGGCAAGCGAAAATAACTGATTTTTTGAAAGGAGCTATTTATGGCTGCGAAAACTAACGTAACAACTTCTGCACAGTTTACCACTTCCGCCCGTGAGGTGGATTTCGTGTCCCGCTTCGCCGATAACTGGGACGCACTGCGTAACATCATGGGCATTATGCGTCCCATTCGCAAGGCCCCCGGCACGAAGCTGGTTTCCTACAAGGCCAGCGTGGACGGTGGCCTCAAGGGCGGTACCGTGGCAGAGGGTGACGAGATCCCCTTCACCAAAATGAAGGTGGATCCTGTTGCCTACGGCGACATCGACATCTCCAAGTATGCAAAGAGTGTGACCATCGAGAGTGTGGCAAAGTACGGAGCTGACGTTGCCGTGGAGAAGACCGACGAGGCTTTCCTTGTGGCCCTGCAGAACAAGGTCCTGACCGACTTCTACACCTTCCTCGGTACCGGCACTTTGAAGGTGACCGAGAAAACGTGGCAGCGTGCTCTGGCTATGGCTAAGGGCAAGGTGCTGGACAAGTTTGCCGGTCTGGATAAGGACGTGACCGAGGTGGTGGGCTTTGCCAATATCATCGACGCTTACGATTACCTGGGCGACAAGGAGATCACCGTGCAGACGATGTTCGGTATCAACTACGTGGAGAACTTCATGGGCTACCGCACCCTGTTCCTGCTGCCCGAGAAGTACATCGCCTCCAAGAAGGTAATCGCTCTGCCCGTGGAGAACATCGATCTTTACTATGTGGACCCGAGCGACAGCGACTTTGCCAAGCTGGGTCTGAACTACACCGTGAAGGGCGAGACCAACCTGATCGGCGTTCACGTTGACGGCGATTACAGCCGCGCCACCGGCGATATGTACGCCATCATGGGCATGAAGCTGTGGGCTGAGTATCTGGACGGCATTGCCGTGGCTACCGTTGCTGCGGCTGCTGCGGGTTAAATAAGGGGGCGGCGTGATGCTTGAACAGGTCTTACGGCACTTGAACAACTGGTTCCTTGTGGAGATCCACGAGGGAACGTTCACCGTGGAGAACGGCAGCATTACGCTGCCCTTTCTCCTGACCAATCAATATTTCCGCATCTGCGGCTCTGTGTTTAATGACGGTCTGCATCAATATCCGGCGGCTGACCTGACGGATGAAACCTTTACCGGGACGGTGTGGGCGCTGGCGGTGCCAAAAGCTGTGGTTGTGCTTGCCGAAGATATCGCCGCGTGGGAAGAAAAGAACGGTGAAGCCGTTTTAAGCCCGTACACGAGCGAAAGCTTCGGCGGGTACAGTTACACCAAGGCGAGCGTCGGGAATGCCGACACGAGCGCTGGGACGGGCTGGCAGGGCGCTTTTAAAGGCCGGTTAAATGACTGGCGCAAGCTCAAGGGGGTGGAACCGTGAGTTTACTGGACGATTTTGCCCACAAGTGCATTTTGATGGAGAAAAAGCGCACGCCTGACGGCGCGGGCGGCTACATCACTGCGTGGGAAGAGGGCGCGGAATTTCTCAACTATCAGGCGCTCGACACATCGATGGAAGCGCGCAGGGCGGAAAAGGAGGGTGTGACCTCGGTATATTCCGCACTGGTCAATCAGCGCGTTCCCATCGAGTACAACGATTATTTCCGCGATACGGAAACGGGGATTACCTATCGTGTGACCTCGAATCCCGAGGAAAAAGCTGCGCCAAGGTCTGCGGGGGCGACCGTCCGAGCACTGAAATTCTTCACCGCCGAACGAAAGGAGCTGCCGAAATGACAAAGGACAAGGCACTCCATGCGTGGTTTTCCCAATTCCTCCCGTCGTATCCGACCTCGAATGTGCCGGAAGACGCGACCTTTCCGTGGCTGACCTATGAGCTTATCACCGGATCATGGGAGAGCGGCGAAATCGCGCTGACGGTCAGCCTTTGGTATTACACCGAGAGCGAAGCGATGCCCAACGCAAAGGCACAAGAAATCAGCGACGCAATCGGCATGGGCGGCTGTATGGTCGCCTATGACGGCGGAGCAATGTGGATCAAGCGTGGCTCCCCGTGGTGTCAGAATATCGCGGACGAAGGCGATAAAAACTTCAAGCGGCGGTATCTCAACATTACGGTTGAGTTCCTGTCGCAAAACTGATGAAAGGACAACGACATGAAATTTACCAAGATTCCTGCTGATACTTTTCAGAAGCTTCAGATTAACGCCGGTATTCTTACGACCGACTTCACACCGGCTACCGGCACCATCGGCGAGGCGGGGCAGATCGGCGCAACGACCGGCGGCATTAGCTATAGCGCAACGCCCACTTATAAGGACTATGGAGAGGACATCGACAACTGCCCCAAGAATACCAAGGAGCTGATAGAGGTGGACAGCTGGGAGGCAAAAGCCAGCGGTACATTTGCAATTGCAGATACTGCAATTGCTAAGAGCCTCTGCGGGGCGGCGGATATCGATACGGCAGATGCCACCAAGATCACACCGAGAAACTATCTCAAGGATTCCGACTTTAATGACATTTGGATTGTGGGTGACTACTCCGATATGAACGGGGAAACAAATGGAGGCTTTATTGCCATCCATCTGATGAATGCGCTTTCTACGGGTGGATTCCAAATGAAAACAGCTGACAAAGCGAAGGGACAGTTTGCTTTTGAGTACACCGCTCACTACTCCATGAGCGCACAGGACACTGTGCCATTTGAAATCTACATCAAGGCCGGTACGGCGGAGGCGTAACACCATGAAACTGTCAAAAATTAAAGGGGAGCGAGTGTTTGATGTTATCGCAGACATTATCAATCCTATTGCCAACATAGCCGAGGACAAAGAAGCCGCAGCGTTGTTTCAGCGGCAGAAGCTCCCGGATGGCGTAAATGCAAAGGACTTTGTGTTGGCAAGGGTTAAGAAATCTGCTCCGCTGCTTTTGCGTGGACACAAGAAAGATCTGATTGCAATTTTGGCGGCTGTGGAAGGCGTGACTGCAAAAAAATATGCCGCTGGGCTGACGCTTGCCAAGTTGCTGGTTGATGTTACTGAGCTTATGACGGACGAGGCCTTTACGGACCTTTTTACATCTGCGCAGACCGAGACGGCAGAAACGCCGTCCGGCTCTGTGCAGGAGAATATCGGGGAAGCCAAAGAGTAAAGCCATTTCTGGCATACTGTGTAGCGCGGTACAAGCAGGATGCAGAAGAAAAAGCATATCGAATTTATTCTGCTGACCTGCTTAAAGCAATATGCGAGCGATGCGCAGGCGTTTCAATCGATAAGCGATATATTGAAATTATAGATGTGAGCAAAAAAGACAATCGCTCCTGTGAAGAAATCACCAGCGATATTGTCAATCGTTGCGGGTTACAAGTTAAAAAAGCCGCCCCGTGAAGGGGCGGCGGGCGAATATGCGTTACTTGAGGACATAATCAGAAATCATTCTTCCGATTTTCCCGATGTCTGTGGCTCCCTTAAACTCGAACTTTGCGACATAACCATTGGAGAATGTCAGAACAAGTTCGCTATCCGGGATGATTTCGGCAAAGCCTGGGGTTTGCACGGAGAAAAACTGCACTTTCGAATAGGGCATAGAGCTGAAGGACTTGCGCTTTCCCGTAATCCCCTGTACATCAACCGATATGACTCGCTTGTTAGTAAAAATCAGCTGGTCGCGTACGGTCTTAAATGCGGCAGCGATTTCTTCCCCATCAATCAATAGGCCATTCACTTCACCACGCACATCGGAAACGGGAATCGGCTTTAAGTCCCACGCAGAATCTTTGTTAAAACTTATCATAAATAATCCCTCCTTGCCGATAGCATACCATACTACCAATGGAATGTCACGAATAATTTTCAGAATTTACAAAGAGAGCGAGGTGAACGCATGAATCTTCTTGATCTGTTTGTGAAAATATCTGTGCAAGACGAGGCAAGCGAAAATGTAGAGACATTATCAGGAAAATTCAAAAATGGGCTTGCCACTGCGGCTAAAGTCGGCGCCGCAGCTGTAGGTGCGGCTGCTACCGGCATTGCTGTGCTTACGAAAAATGCGCTTAACAACTATGCTGAGTATGAACAGCTGGTCGGTGGCGTTGATACGCTATTCAAGGATAGCTCTGCAAAAGTTCAAGAATATGCAGCAAATGCATATAAGACTGCTGGCCTATCTGCTAACGAATATATGGACACAGTTACAAGTTTTTCTGCGTCCTTGCTGCAATCGCTTGGCGGTGATACAGAAGCGGCGGCAGACATGGCTAATGTTGCAATCACGGATATGTCTGATAATGCCAATAAAATGGGCACGGATATGGCATCTATCCAGAACGCCTATCAGGGGTTTGCAAAGCAGAACTATACCATGCTTGATAACCTGAAGCTTGGCTATGGTGGAACAAAAGAAGAAATGCAGCGCCTTATTGACGATGCAAACGCTCTAAACGCTTCCCAAGGTAAATACACAAATTACAGCATTGAAAGCTATGCGGATATTGTCAGCGCAATCCATGATGTTCAAGTTGAAATGGGCATATACGGAACAACGGCAGATGAAGCAAGCACCACCATCCAGGGCTCTGTTTCATCCATGAAGGCCGCATGGGGCAATCTGCTGGTTGGCATTGCTGACGATAACGCCAATTTTAAGACACTTACAGAGCAGTTCGTTGATAGTCTTGTTACCGTTGGTGAAAATATTATCCCGCGTATAAATATCATCATCCAAGGGCTTACGCAACTCATAACAGAAGCGTCCCAGACAATCATTCCGTTGGCTGTGCAGATTTTGCTTGAAAACCTGCCGAGCATTGTTGCTGCTGGCATGGATTTAATCATTGCGCTTGTAAGCGGCATCCTTGACAACATCGATATGCTGATTGACTGTGTTCTGGAAATGGTTGATGTCATAGTCGATAAGCTGATTGACAACTTGCCGAAGCTGATAGATGGTGGAATCAGGCTGATTGCTGCACTTGCTAATGGACTGATTCGTGCCATACCGAATTTGGTATCGAAAATTCCCCAGATTATTTCGTCTATCGTGAAGGGGCTTATCAGCGGCATCCCTGCAATTTTCGATGTCGGCAAGAACATAGTCGAAGGACTTTGGAACGGCATCAAAAGCATGGGTTCGTGGGTTTCTGGAAAAGTAAAAGACTTTTTCGGTGGAATTGTAGGTGGAGTTAAGGATTTCTTGGGCATCCACTCCCCGTCTAAAGTGTTCGCCGGTATTGGCGGCTTTATGGCTGAAGGCTTAGGCGAAGGCTTTGACGATCAATTCAAGTCCGTAAAAAAGGACATTGAAAACAGCATTGACTTTGACGCTGGCACAATTACCGCAGATGCGAACATCAGCAGGCACTATACAAGTGGTTCTTACGGAGCGGCAAGCACAAGCGGTGGCGGCGATTCCGGCAAAATTGTAATGCTGCTGGAACAGTATTTGCCTATGTTGGCAAATATGAAAGTCATCATGGACAGCGGTCAGGTTGTCGGTTTGCTTGCCCCCGGCATGGATGAAGAACTGGCCAAAATCAACGCAAGGAGGGCGAGGACCGTATGATGGGGAAAGTATTTTTTGACGGAAAAGACACCTACACAGAATACGGCCTGCTGCTTGCAAGCAAGTCCATAGCTCTGCCGGAAGTCCGCACGAACATGATCGATGTTCCGGGCCGGGACGGCCTGCTGGATGCATCCGAAGTGCTGACCGGAGAAGTCACCTATAAGAACCGTACTATTACACTGAAGCTCACCGGCGTGGACACGGTGAGCGGCAAGACATGGCCTGCTACGATTTCCGATTTCTGCAACAAAGTCCACGGCAAGCACGTTAAAATAACATTCCCCGAGGACACCGCCCATTTTTACAGTGGGCGGTGCTCCGTTGGGCAAGTGGAGCTTGTCAAAATGATGCAGACCATCCCGGTCACGGTTGACTGCGACCCGTGGAAATACAAGAACGCAAAAACCACTGTTTCCCGCTCTGATTTGGACACGGCGTATAAACAGCTTGCGCTACCGAATGAAAGCCGCCCTGTTATCCCAACAATCACGGTGGCGCAAGATACCGTATTGCTTTGGGGCGGCAACACAATCAACGTCAGCGCAGGGGATCACATTTTGCCAGCTGTTAGGCTTGCTGCCGGCAACAACATCTTGAAAGCCAAAGTCGCAAGCGGAACGGGAAGTATCACTGTGACGTATCAGGAGGCGAGTATGTAATGTATCAGCTAAAATACAAGGACTACATACTGCATGATATGCGCCTTGCGGATGAAAAACTAATCATCCGCGATCCTTCTGTGAAGCTGGCAGTAAGCAAGGCCGGGGAAATGTCCTTTACGGTGGACGCAGAACATCCCTATTTAAGCAATCTGCGCCGCATGAGCGGCCTTGTGGAGCTGCTGGACGGCACTTTTCCTATATATAGGGGCAGAATCACCACCGACACAAAAGACTTCTACGGGGCGCATAAAATTGAAACAGAAGGCATTATGGCGGCGCTGAATGATAGCATCATCAAGCCATTCAGTTTCCCGGAAGATTTCAAGGATGATGATGACTACAAAGCCGCAGCAGCAAGCGGGAATGTGGTTGATTTCTTCTTTCGTTGGATTTTGGCGCAGCACAACAGCCAAGTGTCCACGGAGCAGCAAATCAAGCCCGGTGTTTGTACCGTCACCGATAGCAACAACTACATCACCCGCAGCGCATCAGAGTATGCAACGGCAATGTCCACGATATCCGACAAGCTGATTAAATCGGCTTTGGGCGGGTATCTCCTGATCCGATATGAGGATGACGGGAACTATCTGGATTATTACGCTGCGTTGCCGCTCACAAATACGCAGTCTGTGGAATTTGCTGAGAATCTCCTTGACCTTTCCAGCGAGACGGACGGGACAAACATTTACACCGCTATTCTGCCAGAGGGCAAGGACGGCTTGACCATCGAAGCGCTGTCAGATGGTGATTTGACAGATGACCTTGTTAAATCCGGGCTTACTATTTATAGCAAGTCTGGCATGGCCACATACGGGCGCATTACCCGGCACATCAAATGGGATGATGTGACTGTTGCCGCCAACCTTCAGACCAAGGCGAAGGCGGCGCTGGCTGACAATGGCCTGTCCATGCCGGAGACCATCACCTGCAAGGCGGTTGATTTGGGCTGGCAAGATGGCATCCAGCATTTCCGGGTGGGCCGGATGACGGCCCTTTTCAGCACTCCGCACGGCTACAGCGCGTCCTATCCGCTGATGGAGCTGGCCCCGGATATTCTTGACCCCGGCAACACACAAATCACGCTGGGCGCTACCCAGCAAACCTACACGGGGGCGCAGATAGATGCCAAGCGTGAAACGGATAAACGCATCGAAAGCACACGGCAGGAGATTTCTGAGCGGGTGGACGAATCTTCAAGCCAAGTGATTCAGGCCACACACCAGCAGATTACCGATCTGCAGCAGAATGTCAACTCCATCATCCTGTCCGCTCTGGAAAACTATGTAGAAACCGGGGATTTTGACAGCTACAAAGAGGAGGTCAGCACAAAGCTGTCTGTGCTGACTGACCAGCTGAGCATTGACATCACTAAGGTAACCGAGCGCATTGACAAGGTGGATGGCGATCTGCAAAGCAAGTACAGCGAGATCACAAAGGCTTTCCGGTTTACGTCTGACGGCCTAATCATTGGCGAAACGGGCAATGAAATCCTGCTGCGGCTGGATAATGATGTGTTGCAGTTTGTCCGCAACAACACACCGGAGTTGCAGATCACCGCAGAGGGCGTGGAAGCAATGCGTATCAAGGTATCTATCCTCTGCATCGGAAACGTGGTTTGGACGGAGGACGAAAACGGCGATGTAATTGCCAGTTGACAGGAGTTGAGAACATGGCGTCCATTTACAGCAGCACAAACAAAGGCTGGCGCTTGCGTCTGGATTGGTCAATCACAGGCCAGTCTATCGCAGACAACAAAAGTACATTAAGTCTTGATTTGTGGGTATATGACGGAACCGGATATTCCCAAAACGAGAGCAGCGGCGAAGCGTATTATATACTTCAGGGCGAAAAACGATGGAATCCGTATAATTACAGTTCCACCGGATGGTACAAACTGGGCAGCAAGACTATTACAGTCAGCCATAATGCAGACGGCACGAAAAGTATTGCGCTGACAGCAGAATGGGACTGTGGCTTTGACAGCTCCTACACACCACGCCATTTGTCCTTGTCGGAAACGGTGACGCTGACTACCATTCCAAGAGCGTCCACGGCCACCACAAGCGGCTCCACGCTGGGGGAGACCTTGACCATCACCATCAAGCGGGCCAGCAGCAGCTTTAAGCACAAACTCTATTACACATGCGGCAGCGTCAAGGATCAACTGATTGCAGAGAATGTAAGCACATCGTACAGTTGGAATGCGCCGCCTGTGTCTCTGGCACAGCAAGCACCAAACGCAGAGACTGTGGCGCTCACACTCACAGTAAAGACTTACAACGGCAGCACCTATGTTGGGGCGTGGTCAACGGCTGTTAAGCTTGCCGTGCCGTCAACCGTGGTTCCGGCCCTGTCTGTTGCAATCAGCGATTCAACAGGAGTGTCCGACACCTATGGTGGATATGTTCAGCTGCGTAGCAAGGTCAAGGTAGATATCACCGCATCCGGGGCGCAAGGCAGCACTATCAAGTCATACAGTATCAAGGTGGGCGGCATCTACGCTGCTACATCAGCCAGTGGGACAACGGACTATTTGCCCGGTTCTGGCGAACTGACTGTTTCCTGTGCTGTCACAGATAGCCGGGGGCGCACGACTACAAAGACACAAAGTATCACTGTCCTTGCTTACAGCAAACCAGCAATTACTGCTATTTCTGCCGCCCGTTGCAATGCCGATGGAACAGCAAACCGGGCTGGCACTTATGGCAAGGTGACTTTCTCAGGGGCCATTACTTCGCTTTCTGCCAAAAACACCGCAGCATATGCGGTGCAGTATAGGGAAGTCGGCGCTGAAGATTGGACTACGGCAGGCCGACCGGCGGCGGGAAACTACGATCCTGCTGATATTTCTGCCGTGTTTGCCGCAGACAAAAGCAAGCGCTACGAAGTTCGGGTTGTGGCAACCGATGCATTTGAAAGCATTGGTTCCACGTTGCGTGACCTCCCGGCAGCGTATGCCCTTTACCATCTGGCAAAGCATCTGCTGTCTGTGGGGCTGGGCCGTCTCTGTGACAAGGCAAACGCAATTCAAGTTGGGCTGGATGCTTATTTTGATAGGGATGTACAGATAGACGGTACACTGGCGGTAGGAGGGATGACGCTGCTTGATTATGCGCATCCGGTGGGGAGTGTATATATCTCTACTGCGGCCACCGACCCGGCCGATCTTTTTGGCGGCGGGACGTGGGAACGCATAAAGGATGTATTCCTGTTGGCTGCGGGTGATACATACGCAGCTGGGGCCAGCGGCGGAGAAGCAGCGCATACACTGACCGCAAATGAGATGCCGAGCCATACGCACAATCCGGCCAATCAGGCGGGGTATTACGGCTTTATCACCAACAGCCAGAAGGCGTTCACCGTGGGTGATATGGGCGTTCAGAGCGGCAGCGGGCGGTACTATCCCTACGCATCGGCGGCATTTGACATCAGCCGCAACACGGCGACCGGTGCGACCGGCGGCGGGAAGGCTCATAACAATATGCCGCCATATCTGACGGTGTATGCTTGGCGGCGAACAGCCTAATCGTCTCGCTGCGGGTCAGTGGGAAATGGAGGGAACCACCTTATAACATAGCCCCAGAGGAGAAAGGAAATTACTGAATGGAAACAATCGTCGTAGCTCTCATCACCGGCGGCCTGTCGCTGCTGGGGGTAATCATCACCAGCAACAAGACCACCCGTGATGTGCAGGCCAAGCTGGACACGCAGCAGGCTGTCACCGACACCAAACTGGACGAGCTGACCCGGGAAGTCCGGGAGCATAACAACTTCGCCCGGCGCGTTCCGGTGCTGGAGGAGCAGATCAAGGTCGCCAATCACAGGATAGAGGATTTGGAAAGATTATCCAACCACTAAGCATCGCAGATTTACAGTATGAGGAGGGATATATATGTATCGAGGTACGACCCCTACGCTGACATTCCAGCTACCCATCGACACGGGAAGTATCACGGTGCTGTCCATTGCCGTGGCTCAGGCCGGACAGGTTAAGATCGAAAAAACATTGCCGGATGTACATCTGGACGGGAATGTTGTCTCCTGCACACTGACGGAAGCCGAGACCCTGTCGCTTACTGCCGGGAGAGGCATTGACGCAAAGATACAGCTCCGTGTGGGCGTTGGGGCGCAGCGCATGGCATCTCAGGTATTCGAAGTGCCGGTGGAGCGTATTCTCCGGGATGGTGCGCTATGATCGAGTTTGACGTAGCGTTCCGGCCCGGCGATGACTTCGCAGTCACCTTCGGCGGGGAAGTCCCTCTGGATGCTGAGATGGGTCAGGTGATGGAGGTGCTTGCTACCGAGGAGCGGACGGTGGAGCTGTCTATGCCCTCCGGCAATCAAGTCATTCTGCCCACCAGCAGCAAAGGCATGCGTAAGGTGACGATTCAAAAACCGGACACTCTTTTGGCCGAGAACATCAAGAAGGATGTGGTGATCGGCGGCGTGACCGGAACTCTGGAGGGTGGCGGCAGCTTCAAGGCAGTGATAGAACGCACGGCTGTCAGCCCTACACTTCCGGGTGATTTGACGACCATTGGTTACAGTGCGTTTAGCGGTTGTCCCAACCTTGCATTAACCAGCCTGCCGTCTGGGGTAACAAGCATCAGTGACTATGCGTTTAATAATTGCCCCAACCTTGCATTAACCAGCTTGCCGTCTGGCATGACAAATATCGGTAGCTATGCGTTTCAAAGCTGCCCCAAACTTGCACTAACTAGTCTGCCGTCTGGAATAACACGCATCGGTTACTATGCGTTCAATGGTTGCCGCAACCTGGCAATAACTAGGCTGCCACCTGGGATAACGAACATTGGTTTCGGTGTGTTTGCTAATTGCACCGGGCTAACAAGTATTACATTCGAGGGAAACCCAAAGACCATCCACTCTTCTGCATTTAACGGGTGCTCCAACCTAACCACCATTTATGTTCCGTGGTCGCAGGGGCAAGTAGCAAATGCTCCTTGGGGTGCGAGCAAGGCCACCATCATTTACGATTATACTGAGAATTAAAAAAGGGAAGGAGACGGCAGTGAATGTACAATACCGACTAAACCGATAAGCAAAGACCCATCAACATTTTTTGTGTGCCCGATTCGGGCACGGAAAGGAGAAATTATGGAAACTTTTGGCATCGCAAGCGTGGCGGTCATCACCGTCATTACCTACCTCGTGGGGCTGGTGGGCAAGGCCAGCAGCATGAACGACAAGTGGATCCCCATCCTGTGCGGGGTCTGCGGCGGTCTGCTGGGGGCTGTCAGCTACTATCTGGCACCCATCCCGGACTTCCCGGCGGGCGACCCCATCACCGCCATTGCCGTGGGCATCGTCAGCGGTCTGGCGGCCACCGGCATCAATCAGGCTGTCAAGCAGCTGAGCAAGGGGGAGTGAGATATGGGTAAGCGCATCACTGCCGCATATCCCATCGCCAAGGCGGGCGGCATCCCCATCAATACCAGCATCCCGGCCAGCAAGGAGACCTATGACCGGCTGGGCGGGCGGGACGTGGCCTTTGTGGTGCTGCACTACACGGGCAACGTCAGCGACACCGCCAAGGCCAACTGCAAGTATTTCGCAGGCGGCGACCGGGAGGCCAGCGCACACTACTTCGTGGATGAGGACAGCATCTACCAGTCCGTACCGGCCTGTGACCGGGCGTGGGCGGTAGGCTCTCCCGATCCGGTACATCCCCTCTGCCGCAACACCAACAGTATCTCGATCGAGATGTGCTGCTCCGGGAACTACCATGTTTCCGAGCGCACCAAGGCCAACGCTGCGGCACTGACGGCGGAGCTGTGCAAGCTGCTGGGCATCTCCGGCGTGGACACCTACGTCCTGCGGCACTACGACGTGACCGGGAAGTCCTGCCCCCGGCAGATGGCAGGGAAGAACAATGCGGAGTGGGAGGCGTTCAAGGCCAGCGTCAAGGCGCTGCTGAACGAGCAGCCCGCACCCGCACCGACGACGAAGGAGGAGACGATCAACATGGAACTGCGTATGCTGCGCCGTGGCATGGAGGGCAACGACGTCCGGGCTGCCATGCTGCTGATGAAGGACAAGGGCTATTACCCTGACGAGATCTGGAGCGGTGACAAGCTCTTTGGCCCCAAGATGGAGGCCGGTCTGCGCCGGATGCAGGCTGACCACGACCTCGGCGTGGATGGCATCCTCGGTGCCGCCAGCTGGAATTTTCTGCTGAAATAAAGGATAAAATAAATCCACTGGAGGGCGCAGAGGACACCGCTACGCCGGCCTCACGCCCGTGCATAAACATCCGCACCTCCACGGCACACCGTGGGAAATGATAGATCAGCACAAAAGAATCCGCAAAAAACTATCCACTATGGCACCATGCCGCGCCACAGAAACAATCCGTGCGGTAGGGCTACCGGAAGACGAGGAAACCTGTGTAATTGACGTGGACATTTTTGGCCGCACCTGCGTACAGACGGCGGCAAAACTACATATCAGCGTAGATGGATTTTACAAATTGCGCCGCCGCGCATACCAAAAACTGGCGGATGCATTCAATTCCTAAAAGTAGCCGCGCCCTTTTTGGGTGCGGCTATTTTTCGTTTTTGCACACAATTGGTGTACACTGTAACTACATTATTGCAGAATCA